ACTTATTGACTCAGGTATGGACCAAAGTGGTGTTGAATCTGCATTGGCTATACTTAAGAAGATGTCACGTGAACATAAGAAATCAATATGGTTAGTGTCACACAAAGACGAGCTAAGTAGTCGTGTAAACAACATTTTAACTGTGACCAAAGAAAATGGCTTTACTACCTATGGCACTGACGTTGACACAATCTAATTTAGATCTTAGTAAGATTTTACATATAGAACCAACAGATGCCTGTCAGGCGGCATGTCCTCAATGTCTAAGAGAAACTGATACTAACTTTGACAAATCGAATGTACATCATCTCACTGTTGATCAATTGTCAAAGTTAATAACCATAGATGAAATTAGACAGTTAGACAAGATGTTTATGTGTGGCGTTTACGGTGACCCTGCCGCGGGTAAGCACACTTTAGAAATTTTTAAATACTTCAGAAGTATTAATCCAACTATTACACTAGGTGTGAATACTAATGGTGGGTTAAGAGATAGCAAGTGGTGGCGAGAGTTAGCTGGCATAATGTCCGGTGAAAAAGATTATGTTGTGTTCAGTATCGACGGATTAGAAGATACTAATCACATCTATAGAGTAAATGTTAATTGGAGTAAGGTTATAGATAATGTTACCACGTTTATAACCGCCGGTGGGCCTGCCCATTGGGATATGATAGTATTTGAACATAACCAACACCAAGTTAACTTATGTGAACAGCAAGCTAAAGATTTAGGATTTGCCTGGTTTAGAGCAAAAGTATCTAGAAGACACAGTTTTATTCCTGTAACTTTTTTACATCCCCCTAAGGGATGGAAAGACCCTGTTGTAACTGCTGGCAAGATCGAGTGTGAAGCGATACTAGAGAAAAGTAAATATATATCAGCAGATGGGAGGATTTTCCCATGTTGTTACATAGCATCGACAAATAATACCATTGATAAATTTGACGAAGTTATTAAGAGCTGGTCCACTAGCACGCCTGTTGATATATGCAGTTTAACATGTAAAACAAATGAATCAGGTTCAAGTTTTTCTAATCAATGGCAACGTGAGGTTGAATTTTCATGAAGTTAGCACTATGGCATTGGCATATAGAGATATCAAGTAAGTGTACCTTAAAGTGTCCTAGATGTGCTAGAGAAGAAGTGCCTGACACATTAGTTAACAGTGAGCTTAGATTAGCTTTCTTTAAAAAGAACTTTACCCCTGAATTTATCTTAGAGCATGTTGAAAAAATAACATTTTGCGGTGATGACGGAGACCCTATCTATGCACACGATTTGTTTGAAGTTATAGAATATTTTAAAAGCGTTAAACCTGTTAAGATAGTTATAGTTACAAATGGAAGTTATAAAAAACCAAGTTGGTGGATGGAGTTAGGGCATGTGTTAGATGCTGACGATCATATACATTTTAGTATGGATGGGTGGGACCAAGAGAGCAATGAACAATACCGAGTAAATAGCGATTGGGATAGTATTGTTACCGGAGTTAGAATGTTAAGACAGTCCAGTGATGTGTTTATGACCAGAGATACTATTCTGTTTAAGTTCAATGAGGATCATTTAGACTTCATTGAAGAGCAAAGTAGACAATTAGGATTTGATGAATTTCAAATAACTCGTAGTACTAAGTTTAACAAAGTGTATCCTATATACCCGTTTAACGATGAATTGCAGCCAAGAGATAATAATATTAGTAATACTCATAGGTTTGAGCGTGAATTAAGGAGCCTTACAGCACGGTCTGTTAGCACTGTAGGTCAGACTACTAATGACAGGTTATTTCAGCAACAAGAAGAGATAAACGGCATTAAGCCATTGTGCGGAATAGGTAACAAGGGATTGTTTATAAATAGCCAAGGAAAGTTTTTTCCTTGCTGTTGGGTGGCAAATAGATATACTCACAACAACGAGTGGATGACGTTAAGTCAGCACTTTGATCTCACTAAAAAAACGTTAGTTGCTGTTATCAATGATGAATTTTGGTCCAATGATTTTGAAAATTTCCCCTGGTCGGAATGCAAGGATAAATGTAATAGCAACGTCGTTGATAAAGACTACGCAACTAATTGGTAAATCAAAAGGAATAATATTGTCATACGAAAATCCCTGGACGTATCAGGACAAGATCTTTAATACAGAAGACATTGGTGACGACTATGGTTTCGTTTATAGAATTACTAATACTACCAACGGGCACGACTACATAGGAAAGAAGTTTTTCTGGACAGTTAAGAAACGCCCTCCATTGAAAGGTAAGAAAAATAAGAGAAGATCTACTGTGGAAACAGACTGGAAGACCTACTGGGGATCTAGTGAGCGTTTGACAAGAGATATAGAAGAGTTAGGTAAAAACAACTTTACAAGAGAAATAATCTACTTGTGTAAAGCAAGAGGTGAAACAAATTACATGGAAGCCTATTTTCAGTTTAATGAAAATGTATTACTACGTGATGACAATTACAACGGTATTATCAATATAAGACTTGGTATAGGCAGTGTAAAGAATATATTAATAGAAGATTTAAAGAAATAGTCAATGATGCGGAGTGTTCTCCGTGTCCTGAGGCGATGATAAGATAATACCTTATTTGGAACGTGTAGAGAAGACTACACACAGGACGACGCAACAACAACTAGGTGTAAAAACCGAAAGATGTAGGCTCTGAGAAAAAGCAACCTACGTGCATTTGATAATTGGCTAATTACGGTTATCAAAGCATCCGCCAGATGAAGCTAGAGTAGGGGGTACAGGCTGACCGCCTCCATGTAGAAATACAATCTCTTTTAATTAGTATGTGCGTAAGACTCAGATAAAGTGTCTTTCATACTTTGCCTTGCAATAGGTGAAGTATGGCTGAAAGATCTAGATAAAGCAGTTAAGAACAAACAGTAATAAACAATAATTAACTTATCTAATTTAAAAAAGAAACTTCGAGTGAAAACGAAGAAGTTAGATGTCAAAGACATCTTTAAGAAGCCACAAAAAAGCACTACACGAATGTAATGCTTTGTTTTGTTTTGCTAATAATTCTAGACTACAAGTCGAGTGATGTTTTAGCTGTTGCTGTTGCACTAGCTAAATTTATCGAATCCTGTGTTCCTAATGCTACTATTTCTGTTTGTAAAAATGTTACTAGTGTTTCTGCATTTGTACCATCCCACGTATCTGTAGCGTTTGTTTGTTCCATTGCAAACGTCATTACTTGGTTTGTTGAATGTAATTCACTGCGTAAAAAGATAGTTACATGTTCTGAAATTTTGTTTATTACTGCTTGTATTGTAGAAGCAGGTCCTGTCTTTCCATTAACTGCCGCACCAAAATCTACTTCAAACCATGTTAACGGTCTAGTGCCAAAATATTGTATAGAGGCTATATCAATTGCCGCCGGGTGTGTCTTTACTAATGTTGCCATGGTATTATCTCCTAATCAAGTTACTAATATTTATCTAAACTAGCAAATCAAAAAAATACCCCAAATTGGGGTATTTTAATATCTTGTGGAAATGGTGTAAGCCTAGCTTACTTCTTATTCCAGATTGAGTATAGTACCCATACTGCTACCAATCCTACTAAGCCTTCAGCTCCTAAGGTTTTGATAACGCCAGTTACTGAACCAATTACGTCAGTTGCTGGTAAGAATGCAACTGCAGATCCTTTGAGTAGAATTTCTAATGCAATAAACATTGCCATTAGCGATACTGCTACGTCAGCGATACCTGCCGCCCATTTCTTAACGTGTGTTAATACTTCCATTTTACTTCCTCCTGGGGAAAAGCCCCTGTTAAAAACACTGTGTAAGCTTCTACACAGCAATACCACACAAAACTTCTCTGTGGTTATTTATTTAGGCCCCTAGACCAATATATTCTACATAGTTATATAGAATTTACAGACGGCATATATAGTGCCGCGGTATCATATAGGGTTACTTCTCTGAGCCCAACTACTATAGTAACACCTATAGTATTTTTTGTCAACCATTTAAAAGAATGGCATTTTTGTTTTTTTGGTTGTATCTAGGTTTTCTTTGATAATAGCATTAATAAGGTCTCGTTCATCCATACTCAAGTGCATAGCTTCAGTGTAGCTCAGGCCCCCTCTCATATACCATGACATTTTTAATGAATCGTTTTTGATGTTTTTAACATCTTTTTCTAAGCTGTCTACAAAGTCAGCAATTTCATCAGGGTTTAAGGTAAGGAGCCTTATACGAAAAAATTTGACATATCCATTGTAAATGGTTGATCGTATTCTTTTTTACATTCCTCATTGCTACATGTAATCTTTAGAGGCTTCATTTCTGTGTTTTCTCTAATCTTAGTCAAATGATCACGTATACGATTAAACACTTCTCTGTCGGCATTGACCATAAACTCTTTAATATGATCTGGATCACTGACCGGTTGCCCGTCTACTTTAACTAATGATATACTGTGGGCAAGTGCATCCAACGATAGTTCTGTAATTTTTTGTAACGCTACACTCATTGCCGTTAGTTTAGCTTCTTCGGTTGCACCTTCTTGATTTTCTAAGATCTGCAAAGTTTTTTGTTGTTCAAACTGTACCTTAGCGGCATCATTAACTTCGTGATAACTCAATGGTCTAAAGTACACTTCTAGATCACCTAGTTGAGCACCTTTAGAATAATCAGGACTAATAAACTTATCAATAACAGTTCTTAAATCTAATGTGTAATCTTGTACTTCTTCGCAATGTGGGCAAGTAACAGACATTTCCATTTCGTGCCCGTAACTAGCGATCTTTATTGCAGTTAACAATAGATCAACATCAGTTTGTGGTATCCCCCATGGATCTTTTATATTAGGAACACAGCTTTTAAAGATCTGCATAACAGCCGACCCGTTAAACAATGCATCAGGGGTTCTTGCCATAATCTCATCCATTGCTGTCATTGGATATATTGGTATTTCCTTATTAACAGGCATTTCCAACGTGCCTTCTGGATAAAATTGTCCATCGCTGGGTAATTTTACATAGATTGCCGGCTGTCGGAAGTATTTTTGTAAAGGGTTATTTTCAGTCATTTTTAATTACCATAAATAGTGTAATAATACAATATTACTTATAACAGTAAAAAACCAGGAAAAAATAAATGGCGTTTGAAGATGATTATGATCCCAGGCTGATGCGAGAATTTATGTCGCAAATGCAAAATAGCGGCAAAATAACCAACGAGCTTAATGACGAGATAGAAAAAACAGGCATGAGCGTTGAAAGATTTCGTAAGCAAGGGCTAGACTTAGCATTAAAAAGTTTTAAAGCAGTAGGAGGAGCCAGTAAAGACCTAGCTACAGGACTTATTGGCGGCAAGCGAGGGTTCGACGCATTAAATCCAGCAATTGATTTAGCCGCTGGTGCATTAACTGCCATGACTAGTTTTATTCCAATTATAGGCAAAGCAGTTGAAGGAGGTGCAAAGTTAGTAGCCGAAGGCTCAAAACTAATGCTAAGCCAATTACAAGGACAAGTTGATGCATTTCAAACAATTGGTGAAGTTGGTGGATTAACTGCTGATGGATTAACAGGATTACAACGTCAATTCTTAGCTTCTGGACTTACTCTAGAAAGCTATACTAAAGCAGTGCAAAACTCAGCACGATCACTAGCAAGATTTAGAGGATTAACCGGAGCTGGCGCAGAAGACTTTAGCAAAATTGTTGGGTCTCTAACACAGAGCACAGATCTCGGATTAAGAAGGATGGGCCTAAGTGCAGATCAAATGGGCGAAAGCACAGAAGCATTTTTAAGTCGACAAACAAGATTAGGACTTTCACAGGGCTTAACTACTTCTCAGCTAGCACAATCTACTACGTCTTATATCAAAGAATTAGATACTCTGTCAAAAGTAACAGGACAAAGTAGAAAAGCAATACAAGCTCAGCAAGATGCGGCCTTAAGCGAAACTAGATTCCGTGCTAGTATAGAAGGCATGCGAGGAACAGTAGACGAAAGTGCAATCAACAGTATACTAAATTTCCAATCAAGTATAAGCGACATGGATTCGACCTTGGGTGCTGGAGTTAGAGACCTAGCGTCGGGCTTTACAGCAACTGAATCGGCTCGTCGAGCAGAATTTGTAACAGGCGGCCGAGCTAGCAAAATTATGGCACAACTGCAAAGTGGCCAAATTAATGAATTACAAGCTAGAGAGCAGATGCAACAAGCTCTTAAAAATAACAGAGAGCAGTTAATATTTGCAGGTCGTGCATTAGGGGATAATGCTAGCATTGTTGGAAATACTGCAGGACTGTTTGATATTATAAATGCCGAAATGGGCAAAAATGGCGAGTATATCAGGAAAGCCAATAAGACACAAGAAGGTCAGATTAAAGGAACCGAAGGCTTAACAGATTCAGCAGTTGCTACACAACAAGCACTAGAAAGAGCTCAGATTAATTTACAAACTCTATTTTTTACAGCAATGCCAACAGCAGTAAGTGTAGTTGAGGAATTTACTGGTGCTATGAACAAAGGTATTATATCAGTAACAGCAATGTTTAATCCAGAACTTGCTAAAAAAATGAATGAAAAATATTTTGAAATGACCGGTGAAGCTGTTGATATAGGTGATAAAGCACTAGACGATTTAGATAAGAGATTAGCGGGCCAAAGACTCGGCGGAGTAGACCAGGTTTCATCTGAAGAATTAATAACGGCATTAAAGGGAATGGGCATCGATACTCTCAAAGAAGGGCATGCACAGGACTTTGCTAAACAGTACGGTCTTAAAGCTACTAAAGAAGCATACACTGGCGACAGAAGCCGAACTGTTGCAGACACTTTTGGCTATTTTGGAGGAAGAAAGTTTGACGGCGGCATAGACATATCAGTGAAAGACATGATTAATAAAGAAGCTGGATATGCTAAAGGTGGTGTTGCCACAGGACCCAAGACAGGATATAAAGCAATGCTACACGGTACAGAAGCAATAGTACCATTAGAAGGCAGTTCGGGTATACCTGTAGACATGCAAGGACAAAGCAAAGCAATGGACGAGCAAGTAGGGTTACTAAGAGAACAAGTGAGCAAAATGGATCAGATGATAGCCGTACTAACGCAAAACAATTCAACCAGCAGGAAAATATTATCATCAAGCTATTCGTAATTGGTTAAATTACAATTGACTATTTGACTAGAATTTGTTACTATGGTAGTATGACGATAAATATACGCTAAGACAAACGAGATTACTAATGGCATCATACAAAAAACATTTTAGTTCAAGAACAGACGGCTCACTTAGTCCAATTAGTGGAATGAACACAGACTCAGGGAGAGGCGGCACATATAGTGGCGGTAATGACATTGCATTTAGAAATTACCAATCTAGACTTCCAGAAGTATATTCAGGACATCCAAACCGTGTTGAACGATATAATCAATACGAAGCAATGGACATGGATTCAGAAATTAATGCCTGCTTAGACATTATTGCAGAATTTTCAACACAAGCCAATGAAGAAAATAGTACAACATTTGATATCCAATTCAATGACAATCCAACAGACAACGAAATTGCAATCATTAAGAAACAACTACAGCAGTGGACTAAACTAAATCAATTTGATCAACGTGCATTTAAAATGTTCCGTAATACTATTAAGTACGGCGATCAAGTATTCATACGTGACCCAGAAACATTTGAACTGATGTGGGTAGATATGTCAAAAGTATCAAAAGTTATTGTTAACGAGAGCGAAGGTAAAAAACCTGAGCAGTATGTAGTTAGAGACGTTAATCCAAATTTTGAAAACTTAACAGTAGCCGCAAAAACAACACAAGATATAGCAACTAATCCACCTACATCAGGAGCAGGATACTCGGCACCAAATAACTATTCAGCACCTAATGCAACAGGCGGCGGCGGCGGAAGATTCCAGCCCGGGATAAATGAAATGTGTATTGATGCAGAACATGTTGTGCATTTAAGCCTTAGTGAAGGGTTAGACAGTTCATGGCCGTTTGGTACAAGTATACTAGAAAACGTATATAAGGTCTTTAAACAAAAAGAACTACTAGAAGACGCACTACTAATATATCGTGTACAACGTGCACCGGAACGTAGAGTGTTTAAAATTGACGTAGGTAATATGCCTAGTCATATGGCGATGGCCTTTGTAGAACGTATTAAAAACGAAGTACATCAACGACGTATACCCACAGCAGGCGGCGGCGCAGGTACTATGGATGCAACATATAATCCACTATCGATTAATGAAGATTACTTCTTTCCAACAACAGCAGATAATCGAGGATCATCAGTTGAAGTATTACCAGGTGGACAAAACCTAGGTGAGATTGATGACTTAAAATACTTTAACAATAAATTATCACGTGGCTTACGAGTACCAAGTTCATACTTACCAAGTGGGCCAGAAGATTCATCTCAGGCCATGAATGATGGTAGAGTTGGTACAGCACTTATACAAGAGTATAGATTTAACCAATACTGTATGCGTCTACAGAACCAAATTGGACAAAAGTTAGACGATGAATTTAAAATGTTTATGCGATGGAGAGGATTTAACATTGATTCAAGCATATTCTCTATTAAATTTAACCCACCACAAAACTTTGCATCATACAGACAAGCAGAGTTAGACGTACAACGGGTTAATGTATTTGGACAAATGGAACCATTACCGTATATGAGTAAACGTTTTATGATGCAACGGTTCTTAGGACTTAGTGAAGAAGAACTATTAGAAAACGAAACACTATGGGCAGAAGAACGTAACGAAAGTGACAGCCCAGCAGTTAGCGGGTCTGACATGCGATCAGTAGGAATTAGCCCAGGTGCCATTGAAGGTGACCTAGATACAGGTGCTGACCTAGAAGCAGATATGGCTAACCCAGATATTACAGAACCAGATCTAGGCGGTGCACCAGGTGCAGAAACGCCCCCAGGAACATAAATAATACTATGACACTAAACGAAATGTATGATAGAGCAGAACCAGGTTACCAAGACGTCGAAGATGACAACGGTAGAATTAAACTTGGCGATTTACGTAAAACTAAATTAACTCTTAAGCAACTAACTAAGCTAAGACAAATGAATGATATTCGTGCATACGAACAGTCAGAAAAGCTAGTTAAAGTAAGAAAACAGTACGCACCGGCAGTAGAAGCACCAAGCTTCTAAAAAATACCTTAAAATGGCCAGTTTTGGCCGAAAAACTCCACTATAATTCTCTTTCCTATTAAATAGTATACTAGCCTTAGTAATACAGTATTACATATATATGGAGAAATTTTACAATGGAAAATAAATTTGAACAGCTAATTGAATTCATCATCAACGATGAAGAAGATAAAGCTAAAGACCTGTTCCACGAAGTAGTAGTGGAAAAATCACGTGAAATCTACGAAAACCTAATGCAAGAAGACGAAACAGTTGATGAAGCTGTTGAAGAAGTTGCAGAAGAAACTGTAGAAGAAGATAAAGAAGAAACAGTTGAAGAATCTTTTGAAGATGACACAACTGAAATTGGTGGCGATGCCGCTGATGACCTTATTGGCGAAATTGAAGCTGACGAAGAAGGTATTGCTTTAGAAGATGAAGAAGCAGAAGAAGAATTAGAAGACCGTGTAGTTGATCTTGAAGACAAACTAGACGAGCTTATGGCAGAATTTGAAGGCTTAATGGCCGACGAAGCGCCAGCAGAACCAGAACCAGAAGAAGGCGACATGGAAATGGAACCAGAAGCTGAAGAAGAAGTAGACGCTGAAGAAGCCGAAGAAGAAGTTGAAATGCCATTTGAAGCTAAAGAAGAAGCTACAGAAGAAGCAATTGAAGAAGCAGTATCTTTAACAGCAGTTAAAGCAGATACAGCTGATCATACAGACTCTACAGCTAAATCACCAGTACCAGCTAACGGTGGATCTAAAGAAAAATTAGCAGATGCACATCCAGCTAAAGTTGAACAAGAAAAAGGTGCAACAACACCAAAATCACAAGATATGGGCGGAACTACTGCACCAGATCTTAAGAAAGTTTAATAGGGATTAACTAAAGAATGACAACATACCTAAGAGAACATCTAAACTTTACGGCGGCTAACATAGTCACGGAAAGTTCTAAAGATGGCAAGGACCTTTTTATGAAAGGTATCTGTATCCAGGGTGGTGTCAAAAATGCTAACGAACGTGTATACCCAGTTGACGAAATTGAAACGGCTGTAAAAAGCCTTAATGAACAAGTTAAAGGTGGATATTCAGTTCTTGGTGAAGTTGATCACCCAGATGATTTAAAAATTAACCTAGACCGCGTAAGCCATATGATCACAGAAATGTGGATGGATGGACCAAACGGACATGGTAAATTGAAAATATTACCGACACCAATGGGTCAGCTAGTTAAAACTATGCTTGAGTCAGGTGTCAAATTAGGGGTTTCGAGTCGAGGAAGTGGTAACGTTTCTGAAGGCTCAGGACAAGTCAGTGATTTTGAAATTATCACTGTCGACATAGTATCTCAACCAAGTGCACCGGGTGCTTATCCAACAGCGATATACGAAGGACTTATGAACATGAAATATGGACATAAGGTGTTGGAAATGGCTAAGGAAGCGGGTGGAGATTCGAAATTACAGAGATATTTGAAAAGCGAAGTAACACGGCTAATCAAAGATCTCAAGATTTAGGAGAATCGCATGCTAGACGTAATCAAACCATTGCTAGATAGCGATCTGATTAACGAAGAAACTAGGCAAGATATCCAAGAAGCTTGGGAATCAAAACTAGAAGAAACACGTGATCAGGTTCGTGCAGAGCTCCGTGAGGAATTTGCACAACGTTATGAACATGATAAAAGTAACATGGTTGAAGCGATCGATCGCATGGTAACAGAAGGTCTAACTACAGAGCTACAAGATGTGAAAACTGAAAAAGCTCAGTTAGCAGAAGACCGCGTCAAGTTTAACGCATCAATGAAAGAAAACGCTAATAAATTTAATAACTTTATGGTTATTAAATTAGCGGAAGAAATCAAAGATCTTAGACAAGACAGAAAACAACAAGGTGCCACAGTTGAAAAATTAGAAGCATTTGTTGTTGAAGCATTAGCAAAAGAAATTAAAGAATTTGCAACAGACAAACAGGATGTTGTAGAAACTAAAGTTAAACTTGTTGCAGAAGCTCGTCAGAAACTAGAAGAACTTAAAACTAAGTTCGTTACAGAATCAAGCGAGAAGATGACTAATGCAGTTGCCAAGCACTTGAAAGCAGAACTCTCTCAGTTGCAAGAAGACATCAAAGTTGCTCGTGAGAACAGCTTTGGACGTAAGATATTTGAATCATTTGCAAGTGAATTTGCCGGTACTCATTTAAATGAGAACGCAGAAATTCGCAAGTTAATGTCAGCTATCGAAGAAAAGAACGAGCAACTAGAAGAAGCAACCAATGCACTCAACGAAACAAAACAGTTGGTTGAGAGCAAAGAACAAGACATTCGTATTATTAAAGACTCTAATGAGCGTACAGCAAAATTAGACGAGCTTTTAAGTCCGTTAAACGATGAAAAAGCAGATGTTATGCGAAATTTATTAGAAAGTGTGCAAACTAAGAAATTAGATGCCACTTTTAACAAGTATCTCCCAGCGGTGCTTAACGAAAATGTAGTGAAGTCTAAAAAAACAACACTTACAGAATCCGTTAAGGAAGTTACTGGGGATAAATCCAAGCCAGTTGAAGTTAAAGAAGAAGATAGCAATATCATCTCTTTAAGAAAACTAGCTGGAATTTAAGTACCGACATTAGGAGAAATTAGATATGTCAAATGAACTACTTGAAAGCCGTTGGGGTGAGACCAAAGAAGCATTATTAGAAGGTCTACAAGGCTCTAAACGCAACTCAATGAGTGTTATTTTAGAAAATACTAAAAGGCACTTGGCTGAAGCATCAGTCGCAGGCACTACAACAGCTGGTAACGTAGCTACACTTAACCGTGTAATCCTACCTGTAATCAGACGTGTAATGCCGACAGTTATTGCAAACGAATTAGTTGGTGTACAACCAATGACTGGTCCAGTTGGACAAATCCACACATTGCGTGTAAGATATGCTGAAGCAAACAATGCAACAGGAACAGCAAACGATGTATTAGCAGGTGATGAAGCATTAAGCCCATTTAAAATTGCTACTGCATATTCCGGTGACGGAACTGCTGGACTAGCAGACGCAACAGCGGCTAAAGAAGGTAACGGGGGTCGTAAGATTTCTGTACAAATTCTTAAACAAGCTGTTGAAGCTAAAACACGTAAATTGCAAGCACGTTGGACGTTTGAAGCGGCTCAAGATGCTCAAGCAATGCACGGTATCGATGTTGAAGCAGAAATAATGGCGGCTCTAGCACAAGAAATTACTGCTGAAATCGACCAGGAAGTTCTTGCATCACTAAGAGCATTAGCGGCTACAGAAGAAACTTACAATCAAGCTACTGTATCAGGTACCGCTACTTTTGTTGGTGACGAGCATGCGGCACTAGCAGTTCTTATTAACAGAACTGCTAACAAAATTGCACAACGTACAAGACGTGGTGCTGGTAACTGGGCAGTTGTATCTCCAGCGGCATTAACAGTACTACAATCTGCAACTACTTCAGCTTTTGCTCGTAGTACAGAAGGTACTTTTGAAGCTCCAACAAACACTAAATTCGTAGGTACTTTAAACGGTGCTATGAAAGTTTATGTTGATTCATATGCGGCAGATACACAAGCAGTATTAGTTGGTTACAAAGGTTCAAGTGAATCAGATGCGGCGGCGTTTTATTGCCCATACGTTCCACTAATGAGTTCAGGTGTTGTTTTAGATCCATCAACATTCGAACCAGTAGTTTCGTTCTTAACAAGATACGGTTACGTTGAATTATCAAACACAGCATCATCGTTTGGTAATGCTGGTGACTACCTTGGTGAGATCGTAATGTCAAACTTATCATTTAGCTAAGTTAACATTGCTTTTACAAGCAACTTAAAAAGCACTCTTCGGAGTGCTTTTTTTTGACTTAATAATTAATAAGTTAAAACAGATAAATAACAATACAAACGCAATTCGGCGTTTTATGCAGTTTTAACATTCTGCGTAGTAGGTAGAACCTACATTGGACTTCTTTAAGGAGAAATATAAAATGGGTAGACCAATAAACAAGAGATTACTAGGGTTAACAGGAGTTAACGCATTACCGACTATACCAATTCGGGCTAATGTAGGCGGAGTATTTGAAGGATACATCCAAGCACAGAAAGGTTCAAAAACTTTCCGTGTATCAAATGACGCAGGATCATCAGTAGGTGAATGTATTTTAGTTAATAAAATTACAGGACACTCTTCAGGCGAAATGTCAATCATTGGACTAAACACCGCTGGAGAACCAAAAGCCATTACAAAAATTTCAGCAAACAAAGCTGTTGATTATGATGGTGTTGTTTACACTTGGGCAGTAGAAGACGATTCAGCTGAA